ATTTCTTCAGTAGTTGACACCGAAGCAACTTTTAATAATCCGTTTGCGGCTTGATTACGTTTAGGATTATAAGATAGTAAACGAGCTAAACGTAGTACACTTTCTCTACGTTCTGCAAGTTCTAAATAATTCTCTCTTGCATTTAAATCAATTCTATATGCAATGTTTTGTCCAAGGAATGAAATAAGATCAATTAATGCTAGGTATTCACTTGATTCAATGTAATCATTAAAGTCTTCTGGATAGTTTTGACGCAGATAGTTAATCATTGTACGACGAAGGTTATCAAAGTCGTAACTCTTGAAATCAGCGTTTCTAAATGTTTGGTATACTCGCTTCCAGTCTTCAGCAAGTAATAATCTATTTTGTCTATCTGTTGATGACATTACTCATTCCTCTCATATAAACTATTTAGCGGATTTAATTATGTGCGTAGTTTATTTTATGAGAGGAAACCAGCATTCTCATCAAACTTCATACGCATCGATTCTGATATATTGTAAGGCAAATATGTTAATACGCACTCAATTTGGATGCCGCTTTCATAGCTGTCAACTATAATTTGATCTACATTAACTCGTGGATCAAAGTTAATAATTTTAGATACATTACGTACTATTGCGTCTTTAAGATCATCTGTAAGCGGTTCAAATAGTACGTCCCATATTATTGTTCCAAACTTAGGATCTGACAATTTCTCACCTTGTCTAATATGGAAATGATTAATAATATCCTGTTTAATAAGTTCAATATCGTAAAGAACAACATTTGTAGCATCAGGATCTACTGTAGAGATACCTCTGTATGCTCTGCTTTCAGGAACAGGTTGTGATTTTTGATTACTAGGAACTGTAATCTGCTTGTATATGTTCTTCTCTACTGTACTCATTTTATGTATTTACCCTTGCTAAACGTGTTCTTAAATCGCGCATTGCTGATGCTGCTTGAGGAGCAATTTGTCCAGCAACGCCTTGAATTTCTGTTGCAGCGCCAGTTATTACTCTATTTAATTCTGACGGGCTTGCTACTCTGTCCATTTCTCTAATTACTGTTTGTGCTGCTGGGAATCTAATTGTATTAAAGTCTATAGATCTTGTTAATTCTCCTACAGATCCTAACGTTATTCCATTAGTAAGATTACTAATAGCATTACTAATTCCAGACGCTAGATTACTTAACCCACTAAAGAGTCCTCCAAGACCTGTACCTGTACTTGTAGATGTTGGAGTTTGTATAACTCCCTGCGATGCTTCTTCTGCTGTCTGTGTTGCAGGGTCTGCTGTTGTTGCAGCCGGTGTTGTTCCAGGGGGCGGAGTGCTAGGTGTAGAGTTTGCAGGTCTTGTAGTGCTTTGTGCAAATGTATCTGGCGTAGCAGCAACATCTTCTTGTGTAGCACTTCCGTAATAATCTTCTTCGCCTTCGATATGAAGGTGTTCGTGCCCAAACCAAGGTTCGTGTTCTGGGACACGTTTACTAGGATCTGCTTCAGCCGCTTCTGTTGCTGCTGTTGCTGCTGTGCCATTTTGTTCAATGTTGCCAGTATGTGTATGCGAACTTGCTGTCCAATGAGTATTAGCAGCATTTGATCTTGTGTCGCCACCAGAACTTAAATCTAAGTTTGCTGCGGTTGTTATCTTGCCGTCAGCGCCTGCTTTAATTTCCCAATTTGCTCCAGTGGTTTGAAATATGTTTGTACCTGCTTTCATATGTATATCTGCACCTGCTTCAAAATACATACTTCCGTCGGCTTTAAAATTCATGTTTGCTTCACTATGAATGCTTACATCACTTGCTGCATAAATGTCTACTTTGCCGTTGCTTGTTAATTCAATCCACGTTGTTCCTTTAGCGTTTGCAATATAGATAAAATCTTCTGTATTGTGCATTAAAATTTGATGCCCTGTACGTGTTCTTAGACGTACAAGTTCGTTGTGCGGTAAAGTAGGATCTCCGCCTTCTTCGCCTGCTTCTTTATTTTTATATTCAGGTGCTGCACCATCCGGGCCTCCGGCAGGCTTTGTTCTTAAAAGTGTTGCATCGCCGTCATCAAATACTAGACTAGAGCCGCCTAAGCGGTTTTGCGGTACAACTGATTGTGCAAAATTCTCACCATAAGTTACTTTAGGCGCACCCTCTCGTCTATCTGCTGGTCCTGGACTACTAAATCCTGTAACCATACTTGGTAATTCGCGTCTAGCACTAGAAGTTGTTGTACCTCTAAATTCGTCATTTAGCAAACCTTGAGTTTCTAATATTGCTTTAGCATCAGTATTAACAGGTTTTAATTCTTTTGTTACATTACGTTGTGTGCCATCACTAGTTTTTTTGTTTGGTTCAGCAACTGGAAGTTTTTTAGTGTTATCTTCTGTGTTAAAAGTAGTACTAGTAAAAGGACCACCAGGTGTAAGAATATTGGTGTAGTCTTCTTGAATACACCCAATCCAAAAGCCTTGTCCGCCTTCTGCAAAAATAACAAGTACTTTTGCGCCAACGTCTGGCGGAACACCCCAAAAACCATAACTCTTTTGACTAAACTGATGACCTTCATTCTCAGTAACGCCTTTATAAGGTGTAATACCCCAAAAAGGACTTAGATAACTTACAGGCACTGTTTTACCAGGTTCGTCTTCGCTGTTACCACTGCCGCTTTTTGTTTGAAGCATTACTTCTAGTCTGCCCATAAATTGACTATCTAGATGATTTTTTACCACAGCAATAAACGGTCCGGGATTGTGTTTATTTGAATCAACTTCAGACGTTGTACGTTTTACTTCGCCAGTATTTTGTGAATATGCATCAGTTGACATTATGCTCCTCCTACGTCATCGCCTACAAGACTGCCACTATTAGGACCTATTCCTGCTGCACTAGCAAGTCTTGGATCAACTTGTCCTTGTCCGTAACCAACTGATCCGGGTCTGCGAGTTTGTCCAGGCACTACACCAACTTCATCGTATCCGTGTTGCGTAGTAGGAGTTGTGTTTGTTCCAGGATTTGCTGTTCCTCCTGTACCAGTAGTGCTATTTGCTGCTGGAGTTTCGTCTTCAAAGCCTTCCATTTGTTCGTTTAGCATTCTTTGCTGCTCACTAATAACGCCTGCTGCTCCGTTTGTACCATTAGTAATAGAAGCCTGCGGTCCTTGTTCTACTACTGTTTCTGTATTTTGTGTTTGTGGCTCAGCAGTAGTGTCTGTTTCTTGATTTCTTCTACGTAGCATTGTTAACATTTGTGTAAACTTGTTTTGACTAATTTTATTTCTTACCATTGTAACTTGATAAAGGCCGCTAAACTGTCCTACAACTTTTGTGCCTAATTCTGGAAATATCATTTCTCCGTCGTTGCCTACATCAATAGGAGTTCTAAAATTAACTAATACATCAACTTCTCCATATTGATAATCCATTGCGCCATTAGCATCAATATTTGGACTTTCGCCGCTCGGTGCGTGATAATTTCCCATTCCACTATCTGCAATATAATAAGGATCTCCCCATATATCCATTTCTGCCATTACTAAGTCAACATTACTGTTTACAACAGCATCGTTTAACGTTCTAGCAACTTGTGTTTCGGGATGAACTTGTGTTCCGCCAATACTACTACCGGTTCGTGTTTGTGTTACCTGTTGTTGACTTCCTGTTCCTGTACTAGGAATAGAATCGTTACGTCCATTGTTAGTACCGTAAATAGGTTGGGCATTTTGTGCTGCTATACTATTAGCACCTGAATTCTGTGTATCTTGAATGTTTTGGCCTAAATCACTTTGTATTGCAGTAAAGAATGCATACTTTAATTCGATATTAAAATTAATAATGTCGTCATTTTTGCCAGTGTAAATATAATTATATTCTTTCATAGCCTGACGTTGTAAATTACTAATTCCTTTTGTTGGTTGCGTAGGAGAATTTAATTTAGAGCTGTTTACTTCAAATGGTACAACTCTATAAACATATATTTTTGGGGCTGAACCAGTTTGACTTACATTGTCACTATCTGTAACATTAAACACATCTGTGTCAATTCTAAACCAAGTTTTATTACCTTTCTCATCAGGATTCTCAGTTGCAAAATCTCTACCGTATTGTGATAACAATACAATTTCTTCAATTACATCTTGTACCCTAGTACCTTTTTTAAAGTTAATTCTGCGGCCGCCTTCTGATATTGTTATGTTGCCTCTTTTAAATACTGTTGTTCCTTCGGGATCATCGTCTAAGTCTTCAACAAATGCCGGCCTACCAAATGCTTGTTCGCCGCCGTCAAGATAAGATTTTGAAATTTGCGAACTTCCTATTGCATTAGCATTCTCGGCTCTTTCTGCATATTCTCTAAAACTTTCACCTAAATTAGATCTACGTATTACTGTTCCAGTAAGTTTGCTTAATTCTGCATCAAAGTCAGCAGGAACATCTCCATTAGTTATGCCTGTAATTGCATCAAAAATTTGTTGCTTTCGTTCTTGTGTAAGTTCTCTTTCCGAACCTGGTTCACCTGTAGATGCCGACCCTGTAGTTGCACCTTCTTCTGCAGGCGGGGGTGAAATTATTTCACCACTTGCACTTGTTCTACTGTTAGGAAATATAATAACGTATTGGTTGCCAGTTGATTTGTTTCCTGATCCTTCTAATGCAATTTCTCTAGAGTTCATTAATGCTGCTAAACTCTCTGGACCTGTTTGTAAAAGCTCTGCTACTGTTTCGCCTTTAATATCAAAATCTTCTTTTACTAGTTGTGTTTCGTCTGATAGTGCTTGTTCGTTCCACGGAATAGCTTCTACACTATAAACACTTCCTCCAGCTGTAACATTAAATGTAATGTTTGTAAATTTCATTGGAAACATTCGACGTGCTCCAGGAACTGGTAAAATATTTCCGGCATCGTCCCAACCTACAAAATTTAAATCTAACAAATATGGTGCATCTAAATAATTTTTATGTCCTCCAGCAAGTGCTGCTTCATAAAGTGTTTGTAAAAACATTCCCATACTATAAGGCTCATGCACTGAGAAAGTTAAATTTGTTGCGTTTGTTTGTTTTGTTTTTTGACTTGGTGCAATAATAGATTCAATTTCTACATCATCAATATAATATTCTGTTGTAATATTAAGTTGTTTCTCTATAGATGTCTTAACTTGATTATTTCCAGTTCCGCCGCTTCTTAAAACAACAGTACTTGGTCCATTAACTCTATAAGTAGAATCCGGATGTGCAAGTTCTGTGTTTGTTAAAACGCCTAATGTAAAAATACAGTTATAAGAAGCAAACCCACTTAGCGGATTCTCTATGGGACCGCCTGAATAAACTTTTTTTTGAGAAGATTTAATTGAGTTGTCGCCGCCTTGTGTTCCGGTACTACTACTTCGACTATCTCCTTGGAGGCCAAATAAATTCCTTGCTCTTGTTAAAGGATTAAGAATGTCTTGAACAGCGCCTCTTATTTCATTTACAGAACCTTCAACAGATGATCTAACTGCATCCACAGCAACATTAGCACTTTGTTGTAATTGTCCAACAGTGCTACGTTGGAAATCATCTTTAAATTCTTGAACACTTGTGTTAAGTGTTGATCTTACACGATCAGCTAAGTTCTGTATATTTAAAGGCATACATTACGTTCCTAACACTTCTTTAATTCTACTAAATTTTGGAAGATAAATTGTTATACCTGCTTCAAAATCATAAATTGGATCTTTTAGTACATTCATATTTCTCTGTGCAAAAACCCACCATAATTTATGATCGTTATATAAGTCAAACGCTAATAAATCAGGACGGTGTGTATATTGTGGTTCTATTGTATAAGACACATCGTCATTCTCAGCAGGAACAGGACGTATTTTAAGCAGGTCAAGATATTGACCATCTACTATTCTTGTTTTATGCCAAGGGCTGCTTGAGTTATATGAAGCCATTACATGTATCCTTTATCGTTACCAAACAAGTAACCACCGTTGACAAATGTATCTAGGCTAAACTTGTTAACACTATCTCTACTGTATGTAGGTAGAAGTGTTACTGAAATCTCACTTTGTGTTGGTACCCAAGATCCATTAGGCCCAATGTCTGCTTTAATGTAATCAACGTCTGCCATTAATGTATAGTTAAATGTATTAACTACAACAGGAACGTTATTAAAGACGTAATCACCATATCCATTAAATTTAACTACTGGAGGAGGAGCGCCGGCATTGCCGCTTTCGCCATACGCCATCTTAGAAACACTACGCAAATAGTGTTGCATTGCTATCCAATACTCTGCTTCTCTAGAATTCTCAACTGTAAATGTTCCAGTAACAGTAATATTGTCAATTTGACTGTTCTGGTAGATTCTGAACGGATAATTACTATGAGTAGGAGATAAATGATCATAGTTTGCCGTGTGTGTAACAAATACTGTAGGAGTATAAGGAAAGACTAAACTGTTACCTGTTTCTTTTAATGGTTTAAGCAAATAACTGTCTGACATGTTTGCAGGTAATGACAATCTAACACGCCAATCAGTTGATGACCCGCTATACCAAGAGCCGCTAGTAAATTTACCATCAGGTTGTTCTGCACCAGGTAATAGGTTTATTGCTCGTAACGCTCTACCAATATTGGTATCGTCTAGGTAGTCAACTACACTTTGTTTTGCTCGTTCAACTAAACGAGTTCCAAAAGTGGATTGATCCGATCCTTGTCTATTACTTGGTCCTGATTGAGGATTTGGTTCTGGCATAATTAGTCTCCTATAGTATTATTTAGTTGACAAAATTAACAGAGTATATTATAATAGAGCTATAACTACAGGAGAATACATGAGAAAAGTAAATTATCTAAACAACAAAGACATTTTAAAGGAAATACACAAATCTAAATCATCATTTTGTAGTTTTGTTGACTCAGAATACCATCAATATGACATTATTTTAGACAGCGTAGACAAAATTAACATTAGAACTATTGCAGAAGCAAAAAGAAACAAAGCAAAAAGACTCGGTACAGCAGATTACGATGCTAGGAAGGCAGCAGGCGAAAAAGTAAAGCAGGCAGAATGCGAAATTGACTATAGAAAGATCACAAAAGAAGAACTAATCTTTCGTGTTATGACATACGATCACATTCCGGAAGAGCCTGGACGTAAAAAGAATCCTAAAACTGTAGCAGATACTAAAGTAAAATTAAACTTTCCTCCGTTTCAACACTATAAATTTAACGACAACGACGAATTAGTGTGTGTTGGCAAAAGCCATTGGGAAGGCGGAATGGAAAATGGAAACTTTGCACTCAAAAAAGGACAAGCAACAAATGAATTGGCAAAGATGTGGATGAAACTTTGTGAAAGATATGCAACTCGCGGCAATGTTCGTGGTTATACCTATAACGACGAAATGCGTGGTCAAGCAATTCTACAACTAGCACAAATTGGCTTACAATTTGATGAATCTAAATCAAATAATCCGTTTGCTTACTACACAGCAGCAGTTACAAACTCATTTGTACGCATTATTAACCTTGAAAAGCGTAACCAAAATATCCGTGACGACATTCTTGAAATGAATGATTTGAATCCTTCATACACTAGACAAAGCCAAGGCGAGTGGGAAGCAGCAATGCGTAGAGAAAAAGAGCTACAAAATAAAGAATAAAGGTTGACTTTCTGCACAAAAGATAGTAAACTTATTAAAAAATAATAGAGGATTCGTTTTGTTTAAAAAAGCAGCAGTCTTTACTGATATACATTTCGGGTTAAAAGGCAACAGCAAAATACACAATGACGACTGTGAAGAATTTATTGATTGGTTTATTGAACAAGCCAAAGAAAATAAATGCGAAACTGGTATCTTCTGCGGAGATTGGCACCATAATAGGAATAGTCTTAACCTTACTACTATGGATGCTACTATTCGCAGTCTTGAAAAACTAGGCAAAGCATTTGATAAATTTTACATGTTCGTTGGAAATCACGATTTGTACTATAAAGACAAACGTGATGTAAGTTCAACCATATTTGGTAAGCATATTGACGGCATTACATTTGTAGACGAGATCTACGAAGAAGATGATGTAGTGCTTGTTCCCTGGCTTGTAGGCGACGAATGGAAGAAAATTGAGAATATTAAATCCAAATATATGTTTGGACACTTTGAACTTCCAAGTTTCTATATGAATGCTATGGTGCAGATGCCAGATCACGGTGACTTGCGTCCACAGCATTTTAAAAATCAAGAATACGTGTTCTCTGGACACTTCCACAAACGACAAGTGCAAGGTAAAATTCATTACATTGGTAACGCATTTCCGCACAACTATGCAGATGCATGGGACGACGAACGCGGCATGATGATCCTTGACAAAGAAAACGGCAAAGAACCCGAATACATCAACTGGTGGAACTGTCCTAAGTATCGTACAACTACACTAAGCAAGTTACTCGACCCAGATGCAGACATTATTAAACCTAAAATGTATTTGCGTGTTACATTAGACTTGCCTATTAGTTACGAAGAAGCACAGTTTATCAAAGAAACTTACATTAGTACTCACAACTGTCGAGAAATTACACTAATTCCGCAAAAACAAATTGAAGAAATTACAACAGATGTAGACATTTCAACATTTGAAAGTGTTGACGAAATTGTATCTAAAGAAATTACTGCAATTGACAGCGATAACTTTAACAAAAAAATGCTACTAGACATATATCACGAGCTATAAATGATTAGAATTAAAGATCTTACAGTAAAGAATTTTATGAGCGTGGGCAATCAAACCCAAGCAGTAGATTTTAACAAAGAGAAACTAACTTTAGTGCTGGGCGAAAACTTAGACCAAGGAGGTGACGATTCTGGCTCACGTAACGGTACAGGCAAAACGACAATTATTAATGCATTGTCATACGCACTTTACGGCCAAGCACTGACCAACATCAAGCGGAACAATCTTATTAACAAGACTAATTCCAAAGGAATGTTGGTCACCCTACACTTTGAGAAGGGCGGACAAGATTATAGGATTGAGCGCGGACGTTCTCCTAATGTTTTAAAGTTCTATATCAATGATCAAGAACAAGAGATGGTTGACGAAAGTCAAGGTGACAGTCGTAAAACACAAGAATACATTAACGACTTGTTAGAAATGAGTCACGATATGTTTAAACATATTGTTGCTCTAAATACCTACAGCGAACCGTTCTTAAGTATGCGTCAAAATGATCAACGTGCTATTATTGAGCAGTTGTTAGGTATTACAATACTATCTGAAAAGGCAGAAGCATTAAAAGAACACATACGTCAAACTAAAGAAAGTATTACACAAGAAACATTAAAGATTGATGCAATCAATAGTGCTAACGCACACATTGAAGAAACTATTAAAAGTCTTAAGACCAAACAACGTGCATGGAATACTAAAACCCAACAAGATCTTGCAAAATTACAACAAAGTTTAAATGAATTAGAACATTTAGACATCGAAGCAGAGTTAGAATCCCACGAAAAACTGTCTAATTGGACAGAAATGAATAACGCAAAGACGGCTCTTAATAAAGAAAAAAGCACACTAGATGCAGCATTACTACAAGCCGACAAGCGTGTTAAAAAGATTGAAAAAGACGTCTTAGAATTAGATGATGCAACATGTTATACTTGTGGTCAGTCGCTACACGAAGACAAAAAACAAGAAATTTTATCTAGTAAAGCAACAGAATTAGAAGAAGCAATCGCATATCAAACTGATGTTAACGGTAAACTATCTGAAGTAGTAAACGCTATTAATGACATTGGCGATATTAATGGCAAGCCTAATACATTTTACGAAACTGCTAAAGAAGCATACGATCATAGAAACAATGTAGACAATTTAAAGTCAGCCGTTTCTAATAAAGAACAAGAAGAAGATCCTTATCAAAGTCAAATTGACGATCTTGAAAAAGAAGCAATTCAAGAAATTGACTGGGGTCCTGTTAACGAATTAACAAGTGTAAAAGAACATCAAGAATTTTTGTTAAAACTTCTAACAAACAAAGATAGTTTTATTCGTAAAAAAATTATTGATCAAAACTTAGCATACCTAAACAATCGACTTACATACTATCTTGATAAATTAGGCTTGCCGCATCAAGTACAATTTCAAAATGATCTAGCAGTAGAAATTACACAACTAGGTCAAGACTTAGACTTTGATAACTTGTCAAGAGGCGAACGTAATAGATTAATTTTAGGATTAAGTTTTGCATTCCGCGATGTTTGGGAATCACTATATCAACAGATTAATTTATTGTTTATTGACGAGTTGATTGATAGTGGTATGGATACTGCTGGTGTTGAAAATTCACTAAGTGTCCTTAAGAAAATGACTAGAGAGCGAGATAAGAATGTATTCCTTATCTCACATAAAGACGAACTTGTAGGTAGAGTTAATCATATTTTAAAAGTTGTAAAAGAAAATGGTTTTACTAGTTACGAGAATGACATTGAAGTTGTAGAATGATAGACGACGATACACATGACAAGCTGACAAAAGCCTACATGGAGTATTTTAAGGCAAACGAGGCGTATGAGTCACGCAAGTCGCATAGAACACACGCAAGCAGTAGACGCTGGTTGCGTAAAATTCGTGAACTTGCTTATCAGCGTATGGCTGAGATACACGAAGACTATACCGCCAAGAAAGAGGCTGAGAAAAAAGGCACACAATAAGTAAGTTCATGCAGTGGACTTATGAAGGCAAAGTAATAGATAAAATACCAGACGAGTATGAAGGCTTTGTATATCTCATAACCAATCTTAAAACTGGGCAAAAATACATAGGCAAAAAATTAGCCAAATTTAAAACTACTAAGCCACCTCTCAAAGGCAAAAAGAACAAACGCAGAGGCTACAAGGAAAGCGACTGGAAGGACTATTGGGGTTCATCTGATAGACTAAATGCAGACGTTAAGGCACTAGGCCCAAAAAACTTCACAAGAGAAATATTATATCTTTGCAAAGGCAGAGGCGAAATGTCCTACATTGAGGCAAGAGAGCAATTTGACCGCCGTGTATTAGAGAGCGACGAGTATTACAATGGAATTATTAATGTTAGAGTTGGCGGTTCCGATAAATTGCGCAAGGCATTGCTAGAACATACAATCAAGGCAAAACAATCCAACACATAAGGTTAGCGGGCCAGTTTGAAAATACCGCTGTGGAAAAAGCATCCGTATAGGAGCACACGTAACATGCTGAGCGGCATCCGGTAGTAGGGTGTTTGATTGGCATAGACTGATTGTTGGCTGTCGAAAAACTGCACATTGTACATAAA